TCGCTGGCGACGGCGTTCTGGATCACGTCGGTTTCGTTGACGGGAAGGTCCATGTTGAAGACGATGTCGAAGGTTTCCTTCGAAAAGTCGCCCTTGCCGGCGATCTGAAGGTAAACGTCGATGAACAGTTTCAGGCGCTGGAAGGTGTCCTTCAGTTCGGTCGCCAGGGAATCGCAGTCGGACGACAGGTCCATATAGCGGAAGTTGATCGCCGTTCCGGACGCATTCCCCAGGTCAGGGTCCTTCGTGTCGACGGCCGCGGCGAAGTCGTAGACGTCGCGGCGCTGTTTATCCAGGAAGGCCATGACGGCGTCGATATTAAGGTCGGCCTGAAGTTTGTCCACACCGCCGTCGGTGGTGACTTTGATCGCCATGTGTTCCTTCAGGTCCTTGATGAACTCGCCCAAGTCCTGGCCGCCGTAGTTCTTCAGGATATAGATGAACTTCGCCACGTCGCGGAGAACGTCGGCGGTCACGGACGTCTGCCAGTTGATGTCGTCGATCAGGTCCTTGATGAAGTAGCAAAGGGGAAGTTCCTCTTCGTTGTACTTCAGCCAGACGATCGGGACGGTGTCCCAGTTGTAGGCTTTGTTGCCGACGGTGAAATGGGGTTCGGTGTAGTCGTTGGTTTCATCGCCGTGTTCGGTGTCGACGATAAAGTCGCCGGCGATGGTGCCGGCGAAGGCGTCGGTTTTGAAATACTTGACGCCGCCGGTCCACCACAGTTCGGCGTGGGTGATCGTGTGCTTTCTGGTGCCGATGTAGATCACCTGGTCATAGAAGCGAATGAAGGCGTCCAGCTTCGTTCGCTCCGCGTCGCGCCAGATCGGGACCAGTTCCGCGGACGGGATTCGCATGAAGGCCAGTTTCCCGTCGTCGAAGTAGGGCTGAAGCCATGCAATACCAGACTTCACGGCGCCCTTCCCCAGGGATTTGATCTTCCGGCGGAAGGTCTGGTCGAAGACGTCGTTCAGGGCGCCGCCGTAGGAACTGTTCTTCGTGTCCACGGTGAAGGGCTTCCCCAGAAGGTAGTTCGCTTTCTGGTCGACCAGCTTCTTCAGAATCGGGTGTTCGATCCTGGTATTCGACCGGTTCGCGACGTCATTCGTCTTCCGCTGGACGTCGGTCCGGTTTCTGTAATAGGCTTCGGCCTGGATCATGTTCGCGTACTGTTCGGACGCCTTGAACTCCCTGATCTCTTCGGTCACGATCTGGGCCAGGGTCATTGTCGCGTGGTCCGGATCGGAAATAATCATGTTGATCCGGTCCATGACGGAATATTCGGCCATGTGGTGTCACTCCCTTATTTCAAAACTTCAATAGCGGAACCGCGGCGGAGTCGTTCGACGGAGTAGCGAAGGGCCGCCATAGCGTCGTCCATGAACTCCACGGGTTCGTCGATATAAAGGCCCGTGGTCGGGTCCTTTTTCCACTTCCATTGTTGAACTTCCTTCAGGACGTTCACACAGGAAGGGTGAATGTGGATTTTCCGGCCCTTCAGCCAGTCGATTTGTGCCTTCACGCTTCCAGGCTCTTTCTTCACGGGGTAGGCACGGAAGCCGGCCTTCTGCCAGGTCTTGATCCGGTCCGGCTCCGCAGAATCACAGAACATTTCCACACGCCGGTCGACCTTCGCCTGATTTGCAAGGCCGATGATCTCTTCGGTGTCCTTCTCGAAGACGTAGATTTCGGAACAGATATAGACTTCTCCGTCCTTCCAGCCGACGCCCAGGATCGCGTTCGCGTGGTTATAGCCGAAGTCCTGGCCGTAGTAGAAGGCGTCGAAGGCGTCCCTGTTGACCTTGAAGTCGTGGACTTCGAAGTTCGTCAGGATCAGGCCGCCCAGTTCGCCCCATTCGCCCAGGCCATAGACGCGATAGCCTTCAGGGTCTTCTTCCTTGCGGCGCTCCATGCGGCGATAATAGGCGGGGTCTATGAACCGGTTCGTCTTATAGGTGGAATGATGGGCCAGGACGTCCGGATCGGCCTTGTCGAAGTATCTGGCCTTGATCCAATGCGTCGCGCTGACGGGGTTGAAGGTCATTGTGATCTGGTAATACAGGTTCGGATTCATGCCGTCCAGCTTGCCGCGAAGACGGTCGTCCAGAATGTCGACGTCTTCGGAAAGAAGTTCCGTCGCTTCCTCGCACCATATCCAGACCAGTTTTCCGTTTTTGAAGGTGATGGACTTCACCTTCTCCCGCTGGCGCTGGTCCTTCACGCCGCGGAATATGATCCGGTTCCCCGTGATCTTACATTCCAGGGCCAGGGGGTTCAGGTTGACCTTCCAGAAGCGTTCGGCGTAGGGGCCGAACATTCGGTAGATCGCGGCCTGAAGTTCCGCGAAGGTGGAATCGCGGTTCGTTTCCTCGATCTTTCGGACGACCAGAAGGTTCGCGCCGGTATAGGCGGGGTCGGATAGCTTTGCTATGTAGTCCTGGGCGATGTTCACGGACTTTCCGGAACCGGCCGATCCCTTCAGAATGCGATAGCGGCCGCGCCACTCATTGACAGGGCGAAAGACTGGGTTGAACTGGGCGGACGCCTTGAACTCAATCTTCGCCGCCGTAGTCATAGTTGATCACCACCGTCACAGGTGCGTTC